ATGATATTTATGAAATAGCTTTACATAAAAAGTTCTGGGGACCAGCTAAAGTTGAGTCTGTCGAGGGCAAAAAGATTTGGTTTGGTGAACAAGAATATCGTAATAACTTAGTCTTAACTGGAACAGACATCACCGGCGTTAGAAAATTAAAAACAGATTGGGCTTATATTGAAGAAGCCTTTATTGATAAAGAAAAGACTGGAACTGCAGACATTTTAACTGCAAATGTTGAAACTGCTAATATTGAAACAGCAAATATCGTTACTGAAAACGTTCAAACTGAAAACATCGATACTATCAATGCTTTACATGCAAATATCGAAGATGCTAATATTGGCACAGCAAAAGTTGATACTGCCAACATTGAAAACGGCAATATTGAAAATGAAACAGTCAAAGTTTCTGGTATTGTAACTGCAAATATCAATAAAGCAAATGTTGATACCGCAGATATTTTACATGCTCACATTGGTGATGAAACTGTTACAAGTGCAAATATTAATGATGCAGATATCGCAACATTAGATGTTACTATAAAAGCTGAAATTAAAGAAGCTTCTATTGAAACTGTCGCTATTGATGAAGAAACAGTAACTACTTCAAATATTGATAGTGCAAAAATTAGAACTGAAGAAGTTGGTACTTCTAATATTACAACTGCAAATATCAATCATACTCTTACTGATTTATTAGATGCTGATGATGCTAATATTGATACATTAGATGTAAATGTCAAAGCCAATATTAATGATGAGTCAGTTGGAACCTCTGATATTGGAACAGCAGGAATTGGAACTGCAAACATCGGAACAGCTAACATTGGCATTAAAGCAAATATCAATGAAGCGGCTATTGGAACGGCTGGTATTGGTGATGCTGATATTGCTACTTTAGATGTCACAACAAGCGCAAATATTAAATCAGCTTCTGTTGAAACTGCAACAATTGATGCTGAAACAGTCACAACTTCTGATATAACCACAGCAAATATTGGCACTGCTAATGTTGGAACATTAAATGTCGGAACAAAGGCAAATATCAATGATGAGGCTGTCGGCACTTCTACAATTGGAACATTACACGTTACTGAAACTGCTGAAGTTGACGGAAACATCACTACACATTCAGATTTATATGTAGAAGCTCAAAAGACTGCTGCTAATACAGAAAATGCACTTAAGATTAATTCTTCTGGAAAAGTCGAAAAAGTTGATTTAACAACTGCTTCCCCAACCAAGAATGGTAAGACTTTAGAATATATCGATAGTGTTTCACAAGACAGCATTGGTAAGATTTCTGCTACAAAGAAAGAAATCACATTAACTGATGGCGGTCAAGGAACACTTACATTAAATGACAGTGATATTACTATCACAAATTTAACAACTTCTGGAAAACCAACATTCACAGGAGTTACACTTTCTAGTGCTCCATTAGCAGATACAGATGCTACAACAAAGAAATATGTAGATGATGCTGATAGTGATTTACAATCTCAAATCGATACTATTGAGTCAAGAACAGATGTCATTGACGTTGTTGCTTGCTATGACTATAATAACTACGAAGAACCAAAACCAACTTCTGATATCGTCCACTATGATACTTCAAGCGGAAAGATTTCAGACAAAGACGTTGTTAAGGTCTTAATTGATGAAACTCACAATGATGCTGTTTCTTATTATAGATATTCTACAAGCACAAGCTCATTCAGCTATGTAGGTACTGTTGAAGCTTATTATACTAAAGCTGAAACAGATGGCTTTGTTTCTGGTTTACAAGCTCAAATTGATGAAGATATCGAAGTTGTTCCTTATCAAACAACTACTGCTTTAACAGATAGCCAAATGGCAAAAGCTTATGCTGGCAAATTGGCAGTTTATTTTAGTAATCATTTATTTATTTTAACAAATATTAAAACTGACAAACTTATTTTTAGCTATTTTGAATATTCTGGTGAGGATCGTACAACACCATTTCCAGTAAGTAAAAAATTATTAACATATGAGATTCGTTTAGACAGGGCAACAAAGATGTTCTCAGGTCATGGCGGATCAGAAGAGAATATCATTTCTGCCTATGATAATTCTATTGCAAATAACTTAATTCCAGATGCTGCTGGAAAGCAAATCATCCGTGCTCTTAACTTAAGAAAAACACAAGATATGATTGCAAATGTTTATGATGCAACTGCAACATATGCTTATGGTGATTATTGTATTTATCAAAATGATTTCTATAAATGCACGACTGCAATTACTTCAGCAGAAGCTTGGAATTCTAGTCATTGGACAAAGATGACTTTGGCTGATGCTAGTAATGAAGATGATATTGAAATTATTGATTATCAATCCAATACTCCATTAACAGATGCTCAAGTAAAAAAGGCTAAAGAAGGTAAGTTAGTAGTTAAAGGTAATTGAGGCTATGGATTAACTTATTATGCAAAAGCCTTTAGACAAGACAATAATTATATTTATTTTTTAGGCAATCAAAAAGAAAGTACAATATTTAACCCAGATAGTCCAACTAGACCTCCTGTAATGGCTGGCATTTTTATGCCTTATTGTACACTATCCTTATCTACAAAAATGTTAGGAAATCCTAGCACTCAAGAATTAGACACGATATCTCTTGATAGTAGAAATTATATGTCCCTTGGAACAACACCAGAGTTAACAAAAGGTAGAGTTGTTCTTGAAAGTAATTTACGTCGCTTAAGAGATATGCTCGCAGCTGAATATAGCTCATCAGCAACTTACTCTGTCGGAGATTATGTAATTTATCAAAATGAATTATATAGATGTTCTACAGCTATTACAACTGCTGAAACTTGGACTGCAGCACACTGGACTAAGACAAGTTTAAGTAATGAAGTTGAAACTGAAAAAATTCAAGTAGTTACCCTTAGCAGCAGCGGTACTGGTACATTTTCAGATAGTGACTATGCTAAAGTATTAAGAAATAATTGTCTTTTAAAAGATGTCGATGGTATTTATTACCATAAATTCTATGAGACCGATAGCTTTATATCGTATATTCAAATACATGGAATTTCAACTAGTAGTATAAACTTTAAAACTTATTCTATTACAAAAAGTTCAAAAACATATACAAATGGAACAACTCTTAATATAAGATCTATTAATATTAATGAAAGTTTAAGTGGAAACGAAGTAGAAACTAAAGAGTTAACAGTTGAGTCTAATAAATACAAAGTCCTTAATTCAGAACAATTCTATCCAGCTTATAATTCAACATACACATATTCAATTGGTGATATTGTTTCCTATAAGGGAAAATTCTATATTTGTATTTCTGCTATTTCTACGGCAGAAGCTTGGACGGCTGCTCACTGGGCTGAGACAAATCCTGGAACACAAATAGTTGAATTAGCTAGTGGTAGTGGTACATTTTCTGATATAGAGTTTGCAAAAGTTAATAGTCTTGATTGCGTTATTAGTTTTAGCAAAAGATTATATTACAGAGTAAATAATAATGCTTTGCCTGATAATATTGATTATCGAGTAATACATACTTCTGTAATGAACGGCGATCTTACTTTTGATACTATTCGTATCACTAAATCTACAAAATCTTATGTTAGAAGCGATATGTCAGCTGGTGTTTCAAGAGTTGCGGCTAACCAAACACTTGCAGGCACTGAAGCAGAACTTACAAGCTTAACTGTAGGACAAACTAAATATAAAGTTCCAACTCAAGCTCAATCTTTAGCTTATTTAACAACAGCTCCAACGGCAGACAATACAGATGGAGTTAAATTAGTTGTATTAAGCCAAGAGCCAGCAACAAGATACGAAGGTTATCTATATATAATCACGGAGGAATAACACAATGCCTTTATTCCCAGGATTAAAAAACGTTGACCATATATATTTCGGCGGCAAGAATGTCGTTAAGATTTACTTTGGTCAAAAAGTAGTATATGAAGAAGGAGTCTTGTACTCTTCAGACAATAAGGCATTGGCAGACACAAATGGCTTAATTTTAGAGCCATCAACCGAAACAAACTTCACATTGGCAGACGGAAAGACAATGTATACTGCCGATGGATTAATATTCAGTGCATTAGAGAATTAAGGAGATAAATTATGGCAAAATATCAACTTACACAAACAGCCGAAGCTATTCAAAGGGATTTAGATTTAACAGAAGCCCTTGGTTTAGAATATGACGGCACAGTAATGTATTATGGCGGCGATATTGTAAGAAAAGACAATAAATTTTATCAATGCAATAGCGCTACTACATATGGCCCAACAGCCACATTCGATACGACATATTGGGATGTAGTCAGCTTAAACGAAGTAAAAGAATGGCTAATCAAAAGAATTGGCTGGGCAATTACAGACCACGATTATAATTCTACTTATTCTTATAGCGCTGGAGACACGGTTTGTTTCAAAGGATACTTATATGTCGCCAATACTGATATTGCGGCTCCTGCTGGCACATTTGATTATACAAAATGGACAAAGACTTCTGTTGAAGAGCTCATTTGGGCAAAACAAGATACATTAGTTTCAGGAACCAATATCAAAACAGTTCACGGTAACTCTATTTTAGGAAGTGGCGATATTGATGTCGTCGGTCCAATTGGCCCTACTGGAGCTACAGGACCTCAAGGGCCTACTGGAAAGACCGGGGCAACTGGACCAACTGGACCGCAAGGACCTACAGGAAAGACTGGTCCTCAAGGTCCTACTGGTAAGACAGGGACAGGTAATCAAGGGCCTACTGGAAAAACAGGTCCGCAAGGCCCAACCGGAAAGACTGGTGGAACTGGTCCAACTGGCGCAAGTGGTGATCCATCAAGTTTTTATTGGGCAAATATTCAAATTCAAACCCAATCATCAACTTCTAAATCACCAACATTCAATGAATGTACTGCGACTAAATTCTATGCAACATCAGATAGCCGTTTAAAAGAGAATATCAAACCATTTGATAGTGAAAAATCAATTTTAGACTTACCGATTTATGAATTCGATTTCAAGTCTAGCGGTAAACACGCAATTGGCTGTTTAGCTCAGGATTTGCAAGGAATTTGCCCAGAAATCGTTTATGAAAATGAAGAAGGCTATTTAGCTATCGAAGAGTCTAAATTAGCATATTTATTAATCTTAGAAATGAGAAAAGAGATTTCAGCATTAAAAGAAGAAATCAAAGAATTAAAGAAGTAGAAAGGAGTTAATCTATGGCAGGCGCAAGATATTTTTATGGCACTGGTTCATCAGATTATATAGGCGAGCAAGCTGCAAAAGTTGCAAGCAGCAGTGACTATACGACTCCTTTAAGCAATACAGTAATTAATAGCTATTTTTCTGATACTAGTGCTAATTATTCATATATAACCCCAAGAGAAGACGCTGGTAATACTTATGGTTTATGGGGAAACTATGACTACTATAAAATAGCTGCAAATAAATTTTATACAAAAACTAATAATGTAGAGACAGTCTTAAAGTTTGTTGATAGAAGGTCTGCACCGCTTTTATCTAAAGCAACTAGAGATACAAACTGGGGCCGTTGTCAAGCACCCTTTAGTTATTATGCTTTTGCTCATAATTTTGCGGGTTATACTGCAAAACTTTATTGGGATAGCACAAATAATAGAATTCAAGTAAATGTTTATAGCGATGATAATTATTCATCATTAAATACATCCTTTACCATCAATGCTTATGGCGTATTCATCATGATTGCCGGCGGCGGTGGCGGTGGAGGGGGCGGAGACGCCCAGTACTGAGGCCAAGGAAGTCCCGGCGGCGGTGGCGGCGGAGGCGGTGGAACTGCCCTCGTCTATCTTGATCTTAGATGATTAAATAATTACAGTTCTGGTTGTTATGCCAGAATTAAGGTTGGAACTGGCGGTTCAGGGGGCTCTGGCGGGGCTGGATTCCAATCAGGTAGTGATGGAACTTCTACCGATATAGATATTTGTAGCTCTTCTGGTACTTCTATGTATTATATTACTGCTTATCCTGGTAAAGGCGGAGCAGGACATGCTTGGGACGTAGCTGCTGATTCAGCTGGCGGCAAGGGTGGAACAGTAGACTGAGGACATCAACAAAGTCAATGGGCATCAATGTCAACAGGAATTAAAGTATTAAGTTCTGCTACTGGCGGAAAAGGTGGAGATGGCTGTCGTGGTAGCAGTGGTTATTCTGGCAGTTATATTTCTTCAGGAAGCTGAGGATTGCCATTCTCAAATTCTTGGGGTAAAACAGATACATTTACATACGGTAGCTCTACTTGCTATATGGGCGGTGGAGGCTCAAACAATAACCAAGGTGGAGGAGGTGGAGGTTGCGGAGCTGGCTATAAAGACTCGCAATATCCAACTGCCACATCAGGTTGCGGAATGGGCGGACGCGGTGGTGGTGAAAGCCAAGCCGGATTATCTGGCGGAAGTGGTTTCTGTGGAATATTTTATGGATATGTTGCAGGAATTGATTCTGGCTGCGATCCAAAAACTGTTTAATAATGAGGAGATAAAAACTTATGGGAAAATACACAAGTAAATACACAGGACAACAAATAGATGATAAACTTGATGCTATTAGTAATATTCCAGTTGGTGCATTAAAAACTGCTAATGATGATTTAGCTATTGGTTATAATTCTACAACAAATTCAACGGTTGGAAGCCATAATACTGCTTATGGAACTAATGCAGATGCTAGAGGTGATGATAGTGTTAGCATTGGAATGGACTCAAAAGCTACTGGAAAACATAGTGTAGCTCTTGGAAGATTTGCTTATGCTACTGCAGATTATGCTGTTGCTGTTGGTCGTGGAGCACAGGCCGTATATAATTATACTACTGCCATTGGCTATGGTGCGGTGGCTAATAATGGATATGACTTGGCAATTGGCTATAATGCTCGTGCTTCTAAAGCACAGTCTATGGCTATTGGGAGCGGCGCTGAAGCTAAGCAAGATTATAGTACAGCTTTAGGTCGTAATGCTTCTGTAGATGGCGTAGGGTCTATTGCGATTGGCCGTAATTCAGCTATTGGTAGTAATTGTAGTTATGCAATATCAATTGGAACACAAACTAAAACATATGTTTCAAATTGAATTAATTTTGATGGAGAATCAAATGACTATATTCGTACATTGTCTCTTTACGACCTAACTAAAATCTTTTTTAGAAATGAAAATATAGATTCAAATAAAACTACACAAGCGGCCTATACTAATGGTAAAACATTACAAAATTATTTAGATGAAAAAATCACAGTATTAGCAACAGGTGCATTTACTACTTATACAGCAAAATCAATTGCAACATTAATCTCAGAAGGATATAATTATGTAAGACTTACTGGTTATCGTTCTGATGCTGATAAACACCAAAGAAGCTGGTTAGTTAGCTTAGCAACTTTAAATGCTGGAACAACAGTTGAAATTCAAGAAGCAATTAGCGGTTGGACTACTGCTGCTTATATTTATATCTTTAATAGTAATGGAAATATAGCTTGAGATGGCGGTGGTGGAATTACTGTCACAGTTAATTTAATTGAAGGCATTAAATAATAATTAAATTTAATAGATATATTAGCAGATTTTAAGAGAATCTGCTTTTATTTTTGCTAAATTATATGATTAGTCCAAAGATAAGGAGATATAGATATGCCTGAATATAAACCAAATTCCTCATTCTTATCCGAAAAAGAAGTAGTTCAGACCGCCAAAGATGTTGTTGCAGAAGTTCAAGTTGCAGACGTTCAAGTCAATGGCGTTTCTACTGTCGAAGAGGGTATTTCACATATTAATTTAAAAACAATTCATGGTCAATCTATCGTAGGCACTGGTAATATCGACGTTGTTGGTCCGCAAGGTCCAACAGGAGCTAAAGGAGCTGATGGTAAAGTAGGACCAACAGGTGCTACTGGAGCCAAAGGTGAAGACGGAGCCACTGGACCAACCGGTCCACAAGGCCCAGCCGGAGAAGCTGGCGCAGCTGGAAGCACTGGTCCAACTGGACCTCAAGGTCCCGCTGGTGAAGCTGGCTCTAAGGGCGAAGATGGAGCTTTAGGTCCTACAGGACCTCAAGGTCCTGCTGGAGCAGCTGGAAGTGAAGGCCCAATCGGCCCTACCGGTCCTCAAGGCGAGAAAGGTGACAATGGTAATGACGGAGCCGTTGGTCCAACCGGACCTCAAGGCGAAACAGGCGCTACTGGCGCCATTGGACCAACCGGTGAAACCGGTCCTACTGGTCCTAAAGGTGAAGATGGAACAAGCTTCCGTATTTTAGCTAACGCTGAAGCATGTACTCAATTAGGTGATGGCTATGTAGATTATCGTGGCCATTTAATGGTTCTTACTAGCTTAGATCCAAGAAGCTTTACAGATGCTGGAGAAATTCGTGGTCCTCAAGGTCCAACCGGTGAGGCTGGAGATAGAGGCCCAACTGGAGAAGCTGGCGAACAAGGACCTGTCGGACCTACTGGTCCGCAAGGCGAAGCCGGTGTTTCAGGAAGTGTAGGACCTACCGGTCCTGCGGGCGTAAATGGAAGTCAAGGACCTGTCGGCCCAACTGGTGAAGTTGGTCCTACTGGTGCAACTGGCCCAACCGGTAAAGATGGTAAAGATGGCTTAACCACAAGCGTAAGCGTAAATGGTAATACTTATACCCAAGTTGAAGGTTTAATTACTTTACCAAATTATCCTGTCGTTCCAACAAATGTCAGTGCATTTACAAATGATGCTGGCTACATTACAAGCGTTTCTTGGACAGACATTCAAGGTGCTCCTACTGTTGGACAAGGCGTTTTAACTATTCAAAAAAATAATACTACAATTGATACATTCAGTGCCAATGCGACTGGAAATAAGACAATTAATATTTCAGTCCCAACAAAGGTTTCTGACTTAACAAATGATAGTAAATATGTTACAAAAGATGTAAATAACTTAACTAATTATACTGTTACTGGTGATTTAGCTGCAGTTGCTTTAAGCGGTGATTATTCAGATTTAACTAATAAGCCAAACTTCGCTACTGTCGCTTTAACCGGAAATTATAATGATTTAATTGGAAGACCTACCATTCCAACTATTCCAGTCACAGACGTTCAAGTTGGCGGTGTTTCTGTATTAGACGGAACTATTGCTAAGATTAATAGTGTTATGGGTCCAACTGGTCCTGCTGGAAGCGCTGGACCTGCCGGTCCAACAGGCCCTGCGGGTATAGGAACTCAAGGACCAACCGGTCCTGCAGGAAGTAATGGTGCTACTGGTCCTACTGGTCCTGCCGGAACTGGAAGCCAAGGTCCTACAGGCGCAGCTGGTCCAACAGGCGCTCCTGGACAAATCGGTCCAACCGGACCTGCTGGAAGCGGAAGTCAAGGACCTACCGGTGCGCAAGGGCCTACCGGCGATATGGGACCTACTGGTCCTGCTGGTTCTAATGGTAATGATGGTATTACTCCACATATCGGAACCAATGGTCACTGGTATATTGGTCAAACTGATACTGGCATTGTTGCTGAAGGTACTAATGGCGAAAATGGAAGTAAGATTTATTTTGGACAAGGCGTACCACAAGCAGGCTTTGGTTTAAATAATGACGTTTATATTGATTTATTCACTTATAATATTTATAATAAAGGTAATGGTTCTTGGATTTTCTCAGGAAATATCTTAGGTGAAACTGGTCCTATCGGACCTACTGGTGCTAGAGGTTTAGCAGGTCCTACTGGCGAACATGGTGCAGATGGTGCAGATGGACCACAAGGTCCTACTGGTCCAAAAGGCGCTGATGGACAAAGCCTTAATGTTAAAGGAACTGTTCCAAACTATGCTACATTAATGCAAATTACTGCTGCTGATGGAGACTACTATATTGTTGAAGTAGATGAAGAGCATGGTAATTTACGTGGTACATTATATATTTATAAAGGCAATCAATGGAAATACTTAGGACAATTTAGAGGTGCTGAGGGTCCTACTGGTCATGTTGGCCCAGTCGGTCCAACTGGCCCACAAGGTCCTACTGGAAGAGTTGGTCCTACCGGAAAGATTGGCCCAACAGGTTTAACAGGTCCTACTGGTAAAACTGGCTCTGTTGGCCCAACAGGTTTAACAGGTCCTACTGGTAAAGACGGTCCTAAAGGTCCAACTGGTGATATTGGTCCTGTTGGTCCTACTGGAAACCCTGGTTCTACTGGCCCTACTGGAGAGGCCGGACCTACTGGACCTCAAGGTCCAACTGGTCCTAAAGGCGAGGATGGTAGATCAGTAAATATTAAACCATCTGCTGCCGATTGCACAACTGTTGGTGATGCTTATATTGATACAACTAATAACCACTTAATGTTATTAATTGCTATTAATCCAAATGAATGAAGAGACTTAGGACAATTTGCTATTATCGGTCCAACAGGTCCTCAAGGACCTATTGGTCCTACTGGATTACAAGGTCCTATCGGTCCTTCCGGTTTAAGAGGTCCAACAGGTGCTTCTGGTTTATTAGGACCTACCGGTAAAACAGGTCCGACTGGCTCCGCTGGTTCTATGGGTCCTACAGGCCCATCTGGCGTTGGTAGCCAAGGCCCAACAGGTGCTACTGGCCCTACAGGACCACAAGGCTTAATTGGTCCTACTGGTCCATCAGTTAGCTCTGCTGTAACCTTATATGATGGCGATGGTATGACAAATGAAATGGCTGTCAGTGGCGTAACTCCAGCCGCTCTTACTTTCACAAATTTAAAGAATTATGGATTAATTGTCATGCTAGGCTATAAGAATGGTCACAGCAATGGTAATGGTATTATTATATTTTCTCCTGCTGCTCTTGATGCTTGGGGAAATTACACAGTTGCTTTAGGTGCTGATAACTGGCAATATAATCTTAAATTATGGAAACCAGGTGAAGGCTCTGAAAAGATAACTTGGGCAACACAATCAGATTATGGCAGTAGCTATGAATTTACTGTTCATAAAGTTTATGGAATTGGGAGAGTATAATCATGAAAATTAATTATATTTTAAATACAGATAATACAATAAAAACCTGGTGGAAAATTCCATTTGATGAGAATGTTCCATTCATCGAAGTTCCAGAAGATACTATAATTTATTCAAACGCTGATAAAGTTATTGATGGAAAATTCGTAAGAGATAATGAAGCTATTGAAGCTTTATTAGCTGAAAAACAAGCCAAGCTTGAAAAGGCAAGAAGAATTGCTGAATTGAAAAAATTATTAGCAGATTCAGACTATATTTGCTTAAAACATGCTGACGGTGAGATTACCGATGAGGAATACGCCGCAGTAAAAGCTCAACGTCATGCTTGGCGTGTTGAAATCAATGAATTAGAGGCATAAAATAATATAAAATATTAAGAGGCAACCTTATGCCTCTTTTTATTTATATCAATATAATTTGCTAAATTAATTGATTAGTTTGCAACAAACAATTAAAAACAATGTTAAGGAGCGTAAAATATGAGTAAATTATCTGATTTTACAGAAGCAACTCCAGTTGTTAATGATTTTTTAACAGATACCGTAGATGCTGATGAAATAATTATTGGTGGCACTTGTACACACGTTTTTGAGCTACCATTTATTTATGATCGAGTAGTAAAAAGCGCTAGAGTTATCTATAAACAAGGCTTAGAAGTAAAATTAACAGTAGATGTCAAGCAAAGTATGATTCAAATCAAAGGAACGTCTACAAATATTTATGTTTTCCTTCCAGTTGTTTACACAGAACTATTTGATAAAACTTTATTAGATGCTTATTGCCAACTTGAGATTATTACAAAAGACAATAAAAAGCTTTATGATGAACCACATAAATTAAGAGTTTTAGCACCGTTAACTGACTCAGAAAAACCAGTAGGCATTATCGATGATGTCAAGGTAAATGGCGAGTCCGTAGTTTTTGGCGGTGTTGCTTATATCAATGTTCCAGAAAATATGTCTGACCTTGTTAATGATGTTGGATATATCAGTAAGGTAAAAACTATCAATGGACAATCTATTGAGGGCGAAGGTAATATTGAAATTAAAGAGGTTTTTGTTAAGGATTTCTCAGATATTACACTTTTAGAAGTATCTCCAGTAGAATTCATTGAATTAATTCGTAATCACTATCATTTAATCGATGCTGAGTCTTTAATTGTTCCAACAGAATTATTTGACTGCGATGAGGCATCAATTACAATCAGATTAAATGGAACTAATTATGTTATTAGATTATCAAGAAATAACCCAACAAATATGACAGGCACATTAGTTATGGCTGTAGACCAAAGCATTTATGAGCTTGTAATTGGTTTATTATATGTCGAAGGCGAATTAAAAGCTATAATTCGTTGTGCAAGTATTTATTAGGAAGGAGCTATTAAATGAAAAGTAAATTTAGTAATTCTTCATTCTCTTCTACTGATTTCGGAAACAATGTAAGAGACGAAGCATTAAAATTTGAATTAGAGAATAACGTTGCTGCAGAAATTAAAGTAGCTCAATCAGGAAATATTATTAGTATAGCTCTTTATAACCAAAGAGGAGAAGTCCTTGGAGCACCACAAGAATTTAGTATTCAAAGTGCACAAGGTGCCATTACTAATATTGCTCTTGATGATATTAAGAGAGAACTTATTGTTGATTTTGAAACCGCTCCTTCAATTCATGTCGACTTTAAGTCAATTTTCAATACTTTAAATTCTTTAGTAAATACAAAACAAGATAAGCTTAAATTTGGTTATGGCTTAAAATATGATAAGTCTACAGACACTTTATTGGTTGATAGAGCTAATGTAGATTATAAAGAAGGCACTGGAATTATTATTGATGCCGCTAATAAAATTATTAGTATTGATACAAGCTTACTTGATGCAAAGCAAGATAAGTTAGTTTCTGGTGTAAACATTAAGACTATTAATCATAATGATATTTTGGGTGAAGGCGATATCTCAATTATCGGACAACGTGGAAAGTCTGCTTATGAGATTGCAGTCGATGAAGGCTATGAAGGTACTGAGGCTGAATGGCTTGCTAGCTTAGTTGGTCCAAAAGGTGATATCGGCCCTACTGGAATTCCAGGACTTGTTGGTCCTACAGGAGCTCAAGGAGAAACAGGTAATATTGGTCCTACTGGTTTACCTGGTGCTATTGGACCTACTGGTCCAAGAGGCATGACTGGTTCAATTGGTCCAACTGGTAAGGTTGGTCCAACAGGACCTATCGGTCCTGCTGGCCCTCAAGGTATTCAAGGCCCAACAGGTAGCTATATTGAGTCAATTGAAAAACTTACAACAGTAGAATATACTGATACATATGAAATTAAATTAACAGATGGAACAACACATCAATTCAAAGTTGTTAATGGTACTATGGGTCCTACAGGACCTAAGGGTGATACTGGTGCGACTGGTGATAGAGGCCCTTCTGGACAAAACGGCATCTCTCCAGTTTTAGCTATCGATATTGATGGCTATTGGACTATTAACGGCGAAAGCACTGGTGTTCGTGCAATTGGTCCAATTGGTCCAACTGGTGCAAATGGCCCACTTGGTCCGCAAGGCCAAAAAGGTGATACTGGTGATAGAGGCCCAACAGGTCCTAAAGGAAATACTGGTCTTGCCGGTAAAGCCGGTCCAACAGGTCCTATTGGACTTGTCGGTCCAACAGGCGCACAAGGACCTACCGGTGCAAAAGGAGAAGAGACAAAAGTTTCTGTTAATAGCGTTGTCTATGAGCCAGATGAAAATAATATTGTCACCATTCCAGATTATCAAGAAATTATTCCTAATGCAGTATTGACAGGCATTGTTGAACCAAATGATAACATGCTTAAGTCATTACGTATTGATGGTGTAACATTTGATGCTACTAGTGCCGAATATTTAACTAATTTACCAAACAGCGCTTTAAATGAAGATCAATACAGACAAACTTGTAAAAATCTTTGCTTTATTGGACATGATGATACTCTCTATGCAAAAGCATACGAAACAGCTGATTCAATCATCTTCTATTCTATCTCATACTTGGAGCCAGGTGCTGAAGGTGGTTTATATCAAATCGGCAGTAAAAAATTAACTGTTAGCAAAATAACAAAAGAATATGAGATTTCAAACAGCGTTAATATCACAATTTATGATTTAACAAAATTAAATGAATTACTTGATGGAAAATTAAGCATTGCTGATATTGAGTTATTAGGAACCCAAGAGGCTGGAAGCCCAATTGCTGGTCGTATTACGCTTAATGGTACTACTTGGAACCTTACAAAAATTACTGGAATTAATACCACTCCAAGTGCAACAACTCCAGTATTAAATACTTTAAATATTAATGGTACTTTATATAAATTAAGTGCCTTAACAACAGTTGATTCTGAGGCAGCTATTGCAAATGCTTTGCAATCAGAAGCAGCAAGTACAACTATTTCTGCTCTTGATGGCTTAAGAGAGCTTGTTTCTGACGGTTATGAATATTCTGAAACACTCAATAGCGGAGATGTTATTGGTGAAACTACTGACCTTTATAAAGTTCTTATCAATAAACTTCCATTTAAGGCAAACGGAATTTGCTTTAAATTCATTGGTACTTCCAGTGGTGGTGTTTCATTAGAGTATGTTGGTAGAGTAAATGTTACCGGCACTGAAAATGCAAAAATTCAAAATTATCTTCTTTCATTTAATACTAGTACTAAAGCAGTTACCATTATTTTTGGATATGATTTTGAGGATATTGATTCTGTCCTTGGCATTGTAAAGGCCCAAAGTAGCGGTTCTGTTGTAAAGCTAGCTGATACTGCTGCATTAAAGGAGCTTGTTTCAACTGGCTATTATCCTACAGAACCTATAGTTAATGGCACTACAGTTGTAGAAAACAGCAACTTAGATATTGTTTTAAGAAGTAGAATTCCTATTACATTACCAGATGGTATTACTTATAGATATAAAACAAGATATACTGAAGATGGTGATACAATTTTTGAGTATTCAAGCGAAATTGTTGGATTAGAAAATCTGGTAGCAGACTCAAATAACCCAAATACATTCGAATTAAAAACTGCGCCAACTGCTGATTTATTTGTATTAAGATATAATTTAGATACAAGAAAAATTAATTTAATTACAACAAGACTTGGCACCAAAATTGTCTATGAAGGAAGCTTAAGTGGACAAGGAACACAAGGAATTCCATATGATTGGCTAAGTAGCTTCAAATTAGTCATGTTTAGTGGCTATAAAGAGGGTGTTCCAGCCCCAAATAAAACAACAATTATTATTGATCCAAAACAAATTGTTCCAGATGCTTATTCTAATGAACAAACTGCTATTTTCCCACTTTCTGCTAAAGACGGCGATGTCAGCTGGTCTTACCGAGTTCTCATTAAAGAGTCTGTTGTCGATGAACACGTTTATTGGTGGACAGACTTCTACTGGGATTGGTGGGAAGGAAGCGTTAAGCACTCAAGCAATGTATTCTTTGTAAATAGAATTGTTGGAATTAGATAAGGAGCTAGATTATTATGAAAGTTAATTATACATTAAATACAGATAATACGATATCTTCTATTACAGCTTATCCTTTTAATAATAATGCACCATTTATTGAGATTACCTCAATCGATGATGTAACAATTGGAGTTGATTTAGTTATTAATGGCAAATTTGTCAAAGACGCCGAAAGACAAGCAAAAATTAATAGAAGTAGTCAAATTATAGCTCAAGTAGAGGATTTAAAGTCTAAGCTAGCAAAAACAGACTATTTAGCTATTAAATATGCCGAAGGTGAGTTATCACCCGAAGAATTTGCACCAACAAAGTCCCAACGTCATGCTTGGCGCTTAGAAATCGGAGAGCTAGAAGAAGAACTAAGAAATCTTTAGTTTCTGATTAATTCAAAATTATTAAGAGTACTTTATTAAAGTACTCTTTTATTTTATTATTTGCTAAATTATATGATTAATGACTTTTTAGGAGGCAGTATAGATGGATAAAAAATTTAGAATAGACTGAATTTTAGCCAATTATACCGTAGAAACCTGGAATGAAATGTATAAAAAAGCCGAAAAGGGAGAGCCTGATGCTCAAACTGTTGATTATAATGACATTTATCCAGATGCTACGAATAGTTTAAACATTGACTATAATACTATGTACCATCTTGTTGAAACTGGGTCAGAAATTACAGATCCAGAAATGAAACGAGATGTAGAAGACTGGAATAAAGGTATTCTTCCTCCTGAATCTGATCATGACGAAGTTATAGGTCATACGCTAGTTTTAAGAGGAAAAAGTACTGTTATTGCAGCAACTAATACTATTAAATTGGATAATAATGAAACTATAAATAATAAAAAGCATTCATTAGTTTTATAAGGAGAGAGTAAGATATGAGTGATAAATATGTAAATAAAGTTGAAGCTCAAGACGGTCAAGAATATCCTGTTAGAGATGAACGAATTCCAGAAGTATCCGCTGAGGATAATGGTAAAGCCTTTGTAGTAAAAAACGGCGTTATTGACCTTGAAGTTATCTCTCATGGCCCAGTCGGCCCAACAGGTGCCGCTGGTCCTAAAGGCGATAAAGGCGACAAGGGAGACAAGGGTGATACTGGAGCGCAAGGCCCACAAGGTGAGCCTGGTGCTAAAGGAGACTCAGGAGATGTAGGTCCAACCGGACCTGCTGGAGCAAAAGGCGAACAAGGTATTGAAGGTAAAGTTGGTCCAACTGGTCCTAAAGGAGCAGATGGAACCAATGGAGAAAAAGGTGAACAAGGTAACTTAGGTCCAACAGGACCTAAAGGTGATAAAGGCGATATTGGTAATGTCGGACCTACTGGTCCACAAGGCATTGCTGGTACAGCCGGAGCTCTTGGACCAACTGGTCCTAAGGGCGAAAAAGGAGACCAAGGAATTGTTGGTGAAACCGGTCCAGTTGGTCCTACTGGACAAGCTGGCGCTGAAGGTAAACAAGGTCCTACTGGAGCTGAAGGAAAAGTTGGCCCAACCGGTAGTAAAGGTGAGACTGGTAGTGTAGGTCCAACCGGTGCTACAGGTGCACAAGGCTTAACAGGACCTACCGGAAGTAATGGCGACACAGGAGCCATTGGTCCTACTGGACCACAAGGCTCGCAAGGTTTAGTTGGCCCTACAGGAGCTAAAGGTGAAAAAGGTGCTGATGGAACATCAATTACTTTAAAACCTGATGCTGAATCATGTATTAATATTGGTGATGCCTATATGGATGAATATGGACATCTTCAAATTTTAGATAGTTTAGATCCACGTCATTTTAAAGATGCTGGACAAATTAGGGGCCCACAAGGCCCAACAGGCGCAACAGGAGCTCAAGGAGCTACTGGTCCGACTGGTGAAAAAGGCGATACCGGAGAAACCGGAGCTAAGGGCCCAACTGGTGAGAAAGGTGCAACTGGAAATGTTGGACCTACTGGTGAAGCTGGAGCTATTGGTCCTACTGGACCAAAAGGCGAGAATGGTTCTGACGGTGCTGAAGGTAAACAAGGACCTACAGGTCCTCAAGGTATTGCCGGTAATTTAGGTCCAACAGGCCCTAAAGGAGAGCAAGGTATTCAAGGCTTACAAGGTCCAACTGGTAAAGATGGCGCGACTGGCTCTGAGGGTCCTATCGGACCTACAGGCCCTAAAGGAGAAACAGGAGCCACCGGTGAAACTGGTGCTACTGGTCCTGTCGGACCTACGGGCGCTAAGGGAGACAATGGTGCAAAAGGTCCAACAGGAGAAAAAGGTGAGACCGGCGCTATTGGACCAACCGGTGAAAAAGGAGAGGCTGGTGCATTAGGACCAACCGGTCCAAAAGGCGACCAAGGCGAAAAAGGAAATGATGGTGCAATCGGACCTACCGGTCCTCAAGGCATTCAAGGTATTGAGGGTAAAGTAGGACCTACTGGTGCCAAAGGTGAAACTGGAAATCTTGGTCCAACTGGCTTAGCTGGAGAAGATGGAAATAATTATTATACAACCTCTAAGTGGGCGCCAGAAAATCTTTCTTGGGATTTATGGGTCTATGAGTCTGAAATGAACAATTGGGATAGCAAGATTTCTGCTGGAGATATTGTCTATCTAGGTAATTCTTATTATGGTATCGTTCAAAGCTTAGGTGAAGACGGTACTGGTAAATATGCTGTTGTAAACGCTTATGTTAATATTAAAGGTCCAACAGGAGCTCAAGGTGAACAAGGCGTTGAAGGTAAATTAGGTCCTACAGGTCCACAAGGTCCTGCAGGAGCAAGTATCACTGGTGATGTTGGTCCAACTGGACCACAAGGCGAAACAGGTTCTCAAGGACCTGTCGGTCCAACCGGCGCTGCTGGTAAAGATGGAAAAGACGGTGCTGATGGAAAAGTCGGCCCAACGGGTGCTAATGGCTTAAATGGTGCAACAGGTCCTACAGGACCTAAAGGTGCAGACGGTCAAGCTGGAGCAGAAGGACCACAAGGTCCTACTGGTCCTAAAGGCGAGACTGGTGCAACAGGTGCCACTGGTACAGAGGGTAAAATTGGACCTACAGGCCCACAAGGTCCAGCTGGTGAATCAATTACCGGTAATACTGGACCTACAGGTCCAGAGGGCAAATTAGGCCCAACTGGTCCTAAAGGTGAAAATGGAACTAATGGTGCTACTGGTCCTACTGGACCACAAGGCCCTAAGGGTGAAGACGGCAAAGACTCAACAGTTGCAGGTCCTCAAGGACCTACAGGTCCTGCTGGACAAAATGGACAAGATGGAGCTACTGGTGCTTTAGGTCCAACTGGACCTAAGGGCGCTGATGGCATAGGTACCAAAGGTGATACGGGTCCAACTGGTCCTCAAGGACCTGCTGGAGAAAGCATCACGGGTGCAACCGGACCTACTGGTGAAACTGGAGCTCAAGGACCTCAAGGTCCTACAGGCCCAAAAGGAACTGATGGAAGCGCAGGAGCTACGGGTCCTACCGGACCTAAAGGAGCAGATTCAACTGTTCCAGGCCCTGTCGGTCCTACAGGACCTAAGGGAAATGATGGAGTTGGCTCTGTTGGTCCAACCGGTCCAAAAGGTGCAGACTCATCTGTTGCTGGACCTATCGGTCCAACTGGCCCACAAGGTATCCAAGGTGCTACAGGACCTACTGGTCCTGCTGGAAGTGATGCCAATGCTACTATTCAAACAATTGCAGTTGGAGCATTCACATCTGGTTCCGCATCTATTACTGATTTAACAACTTTAATGGCTAAATATTCACACGTAATTATTTACGGCCACCATCAATATGCCCCAACGGTTGAAATGTGTGCAGTTATTGACTTAACGTCACTTAATTCTGGAACAACCTATACATTAAATGGTTGGATTAAGGACTGGGACAGAAATATTCCAATTTATGTTTTCAAAGCTAGCGGATATATTGATTGGAATTCAGGCAACTCTGACGCCGTTTATATTACTGCAATTTTAGGTATTACTAAGTAAGGAGTTTAAAAATATATGAAAATTTACTTATTATTAAAAGATACTATTATTACTGGTTATTCTTATTCAGAACTTCCAGAAACAATTGAAGTTGAAATCGAAAATCCAAATAGTATCAAACTTGGTATTGATGCTTACGTCGATGGAAAAATCATTTCAAATGAAATTCCAGCTGCTCAAGTCAAAGCTGCTAGAATTAGAGAATTAAAAGGCTTATTAGCTGAGTCTGATTATCTTTGCTTAAAGCATGCTGATGGCGCCTTATCAGATGAAGAATATGCTGAGACAAGAGCACAAAGACAAGCTTGGAGAGAAGAAATCAATAGCTTAGAAAACTAATTTTAGGTGACTGAAATGGCAGAAAAAGTATTAAATGATAAATCAGCCAATGAGAAAGTCTATGATATCTTTAATATGCCATATGTTAAAGAAAATCCTAGAGTTAACCCAACAGCCAAAAAAATTCTAAATGATGAATTTACGTTGACTGATATTAGAAAAATATATAAAGAAGCTAAAGAAAAACTTTATGAAGAAACTACCTCGGACCTCTTAGATGATTATGTCTATTGGGGTCCAAGTAGAAGTCATTCTGAAGATTGAGGCTATGATAGCTCTGATATGGTCGGCGGAATGGGCTATAATATCTTTACCATTAAAGATGTTGCGTTTACAGACCAAGGCTATGGAATGAGTGGCGACCTCAAACGTACTGATAAGTTTGATATCTCATTAGAGCTTGCTTTATGGGGCTTATACAATAGTCGCTATGATGAAGATGAGGCTAGCGAATTCTTAGACCAAATGGAGAGTGACTCTGAAATTGCTTTTGAAGATATTCAAGAAGAGCTCAATGAAATTTGGGAAAAAGAAGAAAATGAAAGACAGACCAGAGATGCTGAGAGTAAAAAAGTTTATGGCGTTAAAGGCCAAGTTACTATAAACATTAGCGTTGATGCTCCAAGCAGTAATCATTCAAATCATAAGGCAGAATTAAAATATGATTATGATGTTGTCGCTGATGTTGACTTGCCTTTCCAACCAGGAACGCCTATAGTAAGCAAGATTGTTCCAGTTGACTTTAATTTAACTGATATTAAAGATCCAAATGATTTTGATAAGGCACTTGGTAGAGAGCTTTCAAAAGGCTTAGAAAGCATAGCTGATTTAGAAATGGATAAGATTTATAATTCAAATCCATTTAAGGTTAGCTTTGATTTCATTCCATATAATAAACAAAAACCAGCTTCAATGAAATATATCTTATATCAATCACCAAAAAACAATAAATATTATATTACTTCAAAAGGCATTGGTATTGAAAATTTAAGATTATTCTGGGATTCTAAAAGCTTAAATTATAAATCAATGACTATATCAAAGACAGCTTCTTCTGGACACAGATATACCGTAGATGCGGTTAAAGATATTGCATTAAACCGCAGTAATTGCAATCAAAACTATCTTGCATTAGATGATGAAGACGCTTATAATAAATTCATTGTTCCTAATAATAAGATGAATATTGCTGTTAAGCTTGGCTTACGATTATTATTCTTAGTCGATTATCATGTTGATTTAGAAATTACTGAAGGCAGCAATAAAACTAAAAAAGTTGATGATTACTCAGGAAGCCAAAAAATTAAGGAATTTCCTGCGAAATTGATATAGAATTTCCTAAAGAGCATTTATTAATAAATGCTCTTTTTATTATGCTTTATTATATAGCTTTATATTATATTATAAAGCTTGAATGCGCGCGCCCGTATGTATATTTTTTAAAGAAAAATGTGCGCAAAAATCAAGAATTTACTGTATTCTATATTAGAGGCATTAAGCCAGAAAAGGCCTGAAATATCAGGTTTATTTATTGTATAATATAGTAAGAGGTTTAGTCATGAAAGCAGAAAATTTTAACAAAATCGTTGAAGATCAAGTAGAACACATTAGAAAAGTATTAGTCAAGAAAGCTGATGAATATAATTTAGAGGAAGACCGTTTAGGCTTTTTTAAGAGAGCTGCGACATTTGCACAAACAACTCCAGAAAAAGCTTTATATGGTTTTCTTTTAAAACACTTAGTTAGCTTGAATGATATGATTGTTTCTGGCGAAAAGTATTCAAAAGACTTATGGTTAGAGAAAATCACAGATATTGAAAATTATCTTATTCTTCTTTTAGGTTTATTAGAAGATGATAAAATGTTTAAGAAAGTCGAGAAGAAATAATGAGCCAAAAATACACACAATATATTGTAGACCATAGAACAAATGTTCAAAAAGCTTATTTATGGCTTGTAGAGCATGGTCTAGTCGATGCAGATATTCAATCACAAGCTGCACTTAATATTGCGGCGCATGATATGTCTAAGTATCAACCAGAAGAATACAAAGCATATGATGATTATTTCTATGGCACAAGAACCAAAGAAGTAGAAAAAGACTTCAATTATGCTTGGTTACACCATATCCATGCAAATCCTCATCATTGGCAATATTGGGTATTAAAGCATGATGATGAACCAGAAGAAGCCTTAGAAATGCCTAGAGAATATGTTTATGAAATGATCGCAGATTGGTGGTCATTCAGCTTTAAGAAAGGCGACTTAAAAGAAATCTTTGGCTGGTATAAAGAACATAAAGGCATGGTCCTTCATCCAAATACAAGAAAATTAGTTGAAACTACTTTAGATAAAATTAAAAAGATTTTGGAGGAAGAAAAATAATGACTGATCAAGAAGTAATTGAATATATCAAAGCTCATTTAAGAGATTATGATAAAGCATTTGGCTCAAACTCAACCTTAATTGGTTTTTGGGTTGAAAACAATCCAGAGCTTGAAGCTTGGGCTAAAGAAGTTGTTGAAGCCAATACTGGTAAAAAATTTACTAAGACATTTTTAGATGACTTAGCTGAACCTGCAGAAGAAAGTATTAGCGAGTCTTTTGAAGAGGCTTATGAGGAATTAAATAAAACTTGGGAGGATTAATATGGCATTAGCAGATAAGATTTTTAAAGAAGAAGTAAATAAACTTTTAACAGAAGGCTTTAATGATAAAGACTATGAAGTCAGACCTCATTGGCCAGATGGAACTCCAGCCCATACAATCAAAACCTTCTGTACAGTCAGACGTTATGATTTAAGCAAAGAATTCCCTGCATTAACACTTCGCACACAAGCGTTTAAAGGCGTCGTAAGAGAGCTTTTATGGATGTGGCAAAAGAAGTCTAATGTAGTTGATGAATTGGGCAAATCGGCAGCCATTTGGCGCGCCTGGGAGCGTCCTGATGGAACTATCGGTAAGACATATGGTTATCAGTTAGGAAAGGTCTCACATTATTCTTATGGTGACTTAGATCAAGTTGATAATTTAATTTATTTATTAAAGAATAAACCAATGGACCGCAGAATGATTGTCACAATGTGGTGTCCACAAGATTTACACGATATGGCGCTTCCACCTTGTGTCTATGAGTCAATTTGGGACGTGACTGATGGAAAGCTTAACTGCACATTAATTCAACGTTCTGGCGACCTTTTAGCAGCAGCATGTTCAGGTGGTTGGGATACAATGGAATATGCTATCTTAATGCATATGCTTGCACAAGTCTGTGGTTACAAAGTTGGTGAATTAGTCCATATCGTTCATAACTTACATATTTATGACAGACATATGGAAGTTGTCAAAAAGGTTTGTGAAAACCCAGAATATGATGCTCCAACTCTTTGGATTAACCCAGAAGTAAAAGACTTCTATGCATTCACAGAAGATGACTTCAGATTAGATAATTATCAATCAACAAAATTAACAGAAAAGTTTGAGGTAGCTGAGTAATGATGAAAGAACAAGAATATGAAAATATTAAAGGCATCGTGCATAGCGATTTCTTAGACAAACCTGCTGTAAATACAATTTATTACGGACAACCAGACGAATATATCCAATGTCCGCATTGTGGTGAGTTAGCCAAACTTGACCCAGAAATCTTGACATCGCTTCCACCACAAAGAAGATATAGATGCTCACATTGTGGTCAAATTGGAACTATCTTCTGTCATGAAGCCCGAATTATTCTTGGCGATGAAAAAGGCTGGAAACCTTGGGACCAAATGCCTGAGCCAAAAGCTTTATATGGCACAAGGTGTATTATCTGCGGTGAAGAACATTCTATCAGCATTTTCCATGAAGGACCATTTGTCTGTGACAAATGTAAAAGAGCTGTTATGAAAATGCGTAAATTATTAGAGGAAGAAGAATAATGATTATTTCAATTGTTTGTTGTGCTAAAGATTATGGAATTGGCAAAGCAAATGGCTTGTTATTCGATATTCCAGAAGATATGATGCACTTTAGAAAAGAGACGACTGGAAAGATTTGCGTATTTGGCTATAATACTTATATGTCTCTTCCAAAGAGACCGCTTAAAAATCGTATTAATGTAGTTCTTTGGGATAAAGCAACTTCAATGGATTGCTTACCAGGAGCTATTACATTCAATGATTTTAATGCCCTAATGAATTTTGTTAAAATCATGAGTAGCCAATATGATGTATATATTTCAGGCGGCGCTGGCGTGTACGCTGCGACATTGCCTTATGTAGATTTAATTGATTTAACATTAGTTGATGCAGTTGACCCAGAGGCCACAGCATTCTTCCCAGACCCAATAAAAGCTGGCTTTGTTTGTAATATTGCAGGCAAGCCCCATAAAACTGATGGTGCTCTTGGTACCAATGGTTATACAATTCAAAAACAACTTTGGTCAAGACCTGCACCAGAAAGCGAGATGATTCTATAATGGATAATTTTACAGATAATTTAATTGATGAATATGCTCACTCTGCTTTTTATAAACAATTAAAAACATTGCATGATAGTTTTATTTTACAAACTATTGAGCAAGATGGAAATACTTATATTCCCCATGCTTTGGAGGCAGAGTTTTTTGATTTATTAGCTACAAGACGCAGTGAAATGTTATCTGAAGAATGTTTCGAATTAACAAAAGCAATTAATACTCTTGTTTATAACGTTTTAATAAATGTTATAGCAGGCGGTAAATCTGGTTTAGACGTTGGACAAAGTACTTATAATGCTTCAGTTACAGAGTATGGCTTACATACAAATTATGGCTGGGCATATTATGGTGGTGGTGAACTTGATCATGAATATCATCACACCGGTCAAGGTACCAAAGGTGCAGATTTTAAGTTAAATGAAGCTTTTGATATAGAAATTTATAATAAAGCTAAGCAAAAAGCAATGATTTTAACTATTCCTGCTGGCACCGAAATTGATGCTAAAGATTATATGACAACCAGCACCATGGATGTTGAATTAGGTAAAAATATTAATGGTAGTTTAGGACATTTCGGAAATTCATTGTTTATTCATATAATTTCTAGTGACTCTTATTATCTAACAAAAAATATTGCTGGTGCTCAGCTTTATCCGGTATTAAATTTCAGTACCAGAACAGAGCGTAAGCAAGTAAAATTAGGTGTAGATGAAGCTGGTATTTTAACTGTTTCTTATTATTAAAATGCAATTTTATATAAGTTATTTTCAACAATTACGAAACTTTGATAAAACGTTTATTCCAATTGACACCTCGGTTTGGGCACCAAAATGGCTTGATCCATCTAATGGTAAGCGCCAGTATGTTAATGATAATGGTGTTTTAATTGGTATTAAAGAAGAGTCGTTTTTAATGACGGAGGCTGAAATTCCTGAAGAAATGTGCTCTGGAAAACCATGCCCTTATATTGATAAATGGCCACATTGTCAATTCTTAGATGCTTATTGGAAGCATTTACAAACAATTGATTTCGATGGCTATTTGCTGCCAGAATTAAATAGAATTGCTGAAGACGTTAGAAAGATAACACACTATGAAGGTGAACCAAAGATTGTCCTGATGGTTCACGAGAAACCAGAAAATCAATGTTCGGAAAGAGCTGGTCTTATAAGACTATTCAAAGAACATGGCATTGAGCTAAAAGAATGGACAAGAGAGCTTGTGGGAGATATATTTTAATGGGAATTTTCTTAATTATTATTGGAGCTTTATTAACAATGATTGGCGTATTCTTTTGGTTGCCAATGTATGTTTCAACTAAAAATCAAGCTAACTGGGATAGCTTTTATAAACAAGCAGAGGAGAACCTTCCTGCAATTCCAGAAGAAAAAGTGTATAATATAGTATTAAAGATGAAACTAACTTTTGGCTGTATTGCCTTATTAGGGCTCGTCAGTCTTGTTGGTGGCATCTTAATGCAGACATTATAGGAAAGGACAATTTATGCAAATTACAAAAATTGGTAGTTTTACCCAAGAAGAAATTGCTGCCTTATCAGAAGCTGGTAAAATTTTAGGCGGCGTCGCAAAATCATTAGAGGCTGGAGAAATCACAGTTTTAAGTGATGAATCAGCTGATTTAGTCAAAGCTTTAACAGATGTTTTAGCTAGAATTGCAAAGTAATATGACAAGAGAAGATTACGTCCATAGAAGACTTATGGAGCTTGCTTGTATTGCTGAAACAAGAGAACTTGATCCGCTTGAACAACAAGAGGAAAAAGATTTAATTAAAGAACTAGAAACCATTAATAATGACAGAGCTCGATAAAAATTTAGAAGAAGTTACAAATAAAGCATTAGAAACCGGTGAAAAGGTTGTTACTGTTGAATGCCCTTGTTGTAGCAAAATATTTTATGCTACTGAAAGTGAGGCAACTTATCAAGTAATCAATCGAAATGAAGAAACCGATTTTGGAATGGACATGAAAGGCCTTTCTGGAAAACAGCTTGGTAGAAAATGTCCATTTTGTGGTTTTGCTGGTGGAATGAATGCTAGTGATTTCTTTAATTTGGGTCGCGGCTCTTTTATAAAAGAAGAAATTAAAGCTGCTGAAGAGGCTGAGAAAGCAAGAGATGAAAGTAGAACCCCTTGGGCAGAAATAAATAATATGGGAGTGTTTAAGAAATAATGAAGAATATTATAAATTTAACAAAAGAGCTTGGTATTCCTAAAAAATATGTGATTCCGTATGGTTGGGATAAAGCTAAAATCGATTTAAGCTATAAAGAAAAGCTTATCAAAAAGCCAAATGGTAAATTAGTTTTAGTTACCGCTATTACTCCAACCAAAGCTGGTGAAGGAAAGACTACAACTACAATTGGTTTACACGATGGTTTACGTAAAATTGGTATCAAATCCTTAGCGGTTTTAAGAGAACCTTCACTTGGTCCTGTCTTTGGAGTTAAGGGCGGAGCCGTTGGCGCATTAAAATCTACAATTGTTCCAAGCGATGATATTAATCTTCATTTTACTGGAGATTTCCATGCTTTAACTTCTACCATTAATTTAATTGCTGCCATTATTGAAAACCACATTTGGCAAGGTAATGAATTAAATATCAATCCAGAGAGAATTGTTTGGACACGTGCTCTTGATATGAATGATCGTTCTCTTAGAAGCATTACAGTCAATGCCAATGGTTCAGCTGGTGATAATGAAAATTTAACCCGTGAATTAGAAAACCTTTGCATTAATGGAAAAGACGCAAAAACAATAGAGAAGACACGTCTTAGAAAAACAGCGCATAAATCTGAATTCGTTATTACTGTTGCTTCTGAGCTTATGGCTATCTTCTGTATTTCTAATGATGAAGAAGAATTCTTAGATAGGGTAGAAAACATTATTGTTGCATATACTTTCGACGAAAAGCCAGTCACGGTTAAAGATTTGAATATTCGTGGTGCTATTAAGAAATTAATGCATACTGCTATGAACCCAAATATTGTTCAAACATTAGAAGAAAATCCTGTATTAGTTCATGGTGGACCATTTGCAAATATTGCACATGGCTGTAATTCAGTTATTGCTACTAAGCTAGGTTTAAAGCTTGCTGACGTCATTGTTACAGAAGCAGGCTTCGGATCTGATCTTGGTGCAGAAAAATTCTTAGATATCAAGTGCCAAAGAGCAGGCTTAAAACCAGATGCTATTGTTCTTGTTGCAACTGTTAGAGCATTAAAGCTTCATGGTGGAATTAAGTTTGAAAACTTAGAGACTGAAAATGTTGAAGCTATGTTAGATGGCGCTTGCAATCTTAAAAAGCACTATGAAAATATGAATTTATACGGCGTTCCTGTAATTATTTCTATTAACAGGTTCCCAAGTGATACCGATGCTGAAATTACTGCTTTAAGAGCTTGGTGCGAAAAACTTGGTGCAACTTGTGCTGTTAATACTGCTGCATTAAATGGTGGCGATGGTGCTGCAGAATTAGCTACAAAAGTTATGTATGCTCTTAATAATGAAACTCCTAATTTCAAGCCATTATATCCAATTGGTGATGATACTGGTTGGTCTATTAAAGATAAAATTGGTTATATTTGTCATAATATTTATGGCGCCGGTGAGGTTGTTTATACAGACTTGGCTCTTGAACAAATTAAAAAATATGAGGAGATGGGCTATTCTGGCTTAGCTGTTTGTATGGCTAAAACACCTAACTCATTAACTGATGATGCTACAGTATTGGGCGCTCCAACTGGATTTACTGTTACTGTTAGAGAAGTAAGATTATCTGCTGGCGCTGGATTTATCGTTCCATTAACCGGCGCGGTCATGACAATGCCTGGTTTACCAAAAGAACCACTTGCATGCAAAATGTAATTATGGAAAAAAGAAAAACTAAGTGCGATTTCTGTAAATATTGGACTGGCCGTTCTTGTATGGCTACGCCTAATAGTATTTATTGTAGAGACGCTCAAAATGAATTCTACGCCTGGTTAGAGGCTATAAAGAAAAAGAGGAGATAGTATGCAAATTATTAAAGAATACGTCGCTGATAAAAAAGAAAGAATTAAGCAAGAATTGGCTGGAAAACATATCAAGATGGCTATTATTCAATTAGGTCATATTCCAGCAAGTGATAGATACGTTAGGAATAAAATCAAAGACTGCGAAGAAGTTGGTATCGTTTGTGATTTAATTGGTTTGCCAGACACAGTTTCTGAAAAAGATATTTTAGAGCTTATGGATAGCTTAAATAAAGATGAAACTTTAACTGGTTATCTTGTTCAACTTCCACTTCCAAAACATATCTCAGAAGAGAAAATTAAATTAGCTATTGCTCCTGAAAAGGATATTGATGGATTCCATCCATTATCTAAGACAGTTGCAGCCACTCCACTTGGAATATATAATTATTTAAAAGATATGAATTATCCTTTTCAAGGCAAGAATGCTGTTGTCATCGGTCGTTCTAATATAGTTGGAAAACCAATGGCACAACTACTTCTTAAAGAAAGCATGAATGTCACAGTTCTTCATAGTAAGACATTAGATGCTGATAAGAGATTTTATTTAGCAAATGCAGACTTAATCGTTGTTGCTACTGGTCATATGCATACTCTTACAACAGATTATCTATTAAAGCCAACTGCTATCGTTGTTGATGTAGGTATCAATGTAAAAGAAGATGGTAAATTAACCGGAGACTGCGATAAAGAATTACCAGTTTCATTTCAAACCCCAGTTCCTGGTGGATGCGGATTATTGACTAGATTGTCAGTAATTGATAACTTAATTGAGCTTAGCAAAAAATAAGCTCTTTTTCTTTTTGCTAAATTATTTGAGGTTTGCGCTTATGGAATTTTTTGAAGCACTTAAAACATATATTATAGATACACGTAGCGAAGGATTAAAAGAAGTTACTGGCACTAAATTAACAGACGAGTTTTTTGCATATCAATCAGATGTTAAAAGCTTTGGCTGGACAATTACTGATATTGCAAGTGGCTTATCAATTGCTACGAAATTACCAACGTTAAAGGCTTGTAAAGACTTTATTAAAGATATGTCTGATGAATTCTTAGCTAAGATTGAACAAGCAAGATTATCAGATAAATATAAAGCACAATGTGAAAGAGTTGCTGCTTATAAATCAAATCCGGTTGAATCATTGAGCATGGCTGAGGCATTTGACCTATTAGATGGCTTATATGATAAGGTTTATGACCAAAAATCTTGGTTTTCTATCTTAACAGAGAGCCTTCAGGAGTCAGATTTAGAAGAAAAAAAGCAAAATAATGGCTCAAAAGAGCTTGCAAAAAAGAGCTGGAAAGAGTATTTTATGCCAATTTCTGACCTAAATATCAATGCAAGTAAGGGTTTATTCATTCCATTGATCTCAAATGAGTTTGCAGGAGCCTTCGATAGCTTCAGAGAAACTTGGTCAAGCTATGATTTAGCTAGATTAGTTGAGAAAATTAATAGAGTCATTAGCTCATTAGATGTTTCTGGTCGCCCAAAGGCAGCTAATTCTGAGAAAATTAATGGAGTAGATCACCCAATTTTTGAGCTAAAGCTTGGTGAAACGTCATCTAAGAAGCCAATTAGAGCACTATATTTTACAAAAAGAGACGCTGATGGCACAAGATATATAATTTTTGCAAGTTTGTTTATTCATACAGACAAAAACCTTAGTGCTACTGAAAGAAATTCAGGAAGAAATGCATATTTTAATGCAAATCCTAGAGGCTAATATTGTATAATATAATAGAGGATTTGACTATGGAAGATATTAAAGAATACAGCAAACAACTTGATGAGCTCTTGGCAAAGGGTCTTTATATTGATGAAGCGGAAGCTGTTATTGATGGAAAATGCTCTTTAGAAGAAGCTTTAAAAAATCATAAAACTATTGACTTAACAGAAGGCGCTGATGGTAATGATGCCAACATCGAAACTTATGAAGATGCTGAAAAAATTATGAACGCCGTCAGAGAAATTACTGCAAAAGAGTCAGAATAAATTAGCTAAATTAAATGTGCACAGAAGTGTGCATTAAGATAAAATATTAAACGATATTTAACTTAAAAGATACTGTAAATGATACTCAAAAGATACCTCTACATTATTTATATTTAAGTTGAATATCGTCCAAAAAATTGGGCGATATTTTATTTTTATACACATTTTAAGCAGATATTCACCGTATAATATTATGATCGAAAGGACAATAGTAGATGCAATTTATTAAAACACGCGTCGTCAAAGACCCTGTACGCGACGTTAAAGAAAATGCAGGCATAGATTTCTACATTCCTGAGAATACTGAAGATTTTCGCAAAGCATTACTTAGCAAGAATCCTAAATTATTCTTAAATGAAGCTAATGAAGTCCCAGATAGAACTTCATACTTTACGGTTGAGTCCGGTGAAATAGTTATTGCACCTCATCAGGCAATTATAATTCCAACAGGCATTAAAAGTAAATTTGGTCCAGAGTTAGCTTTAATTGCTAATAACAAATCTGGAATTGCAACTAAAAAACAACTTATTTTTGGTGCTTCTGTCATTGACTGCTCATATCAAGGTGAGTGGCACATCAATTTAATTAATACTTCTGATGAGTATCAAACATTAAAATGTGGCGAAAAAGCTGTTCAATTTATTCCACATTTAATTTCTACAGACCCAGTTGAAATAGTCGATGCTACTGAAGCTGAATTCTATACAGAAAAGACTAGCAGAGGCGAAGGCTGGCAAGGAAGTACAGGCTTAAAATAATTAATTACAGGAGGTAGGTAAATGACAGAAAATTGTCCATATAAAGATAGATGTAACGGTATCGATTGCGATAAAGATTTTTGCATGCGCAAATATCGTTTAGATTGCTTATACGATAACTCCCTTCTTACTCCATCTTTAAGACAACATAAGACATTATTTACTGATGCTGATGGAACTGATGTAGCAGAGTTTACCAAGCTGTCTAACATTGAGAAGTCAGCAGATAAATTCGTTGCCGATGGCTTGAACTTATATATTCATTCATCTAACTGCGGCAATGGGAAAACCTCTTGGAGCATTCGTATATTAAAATCATATTTTAATAAGATTTGGATGAGATCAAACTTCAAATGTCAAGGTTTATTCATCAGCGTTCCAAGTTATTTATTAGCTTTAAAAGAAAGCATTTCTAAATATAATGAGTATGCAGATTTCATTAATAGAAATGTCTTAGAAGCCGATATTGTTGTTTGGGATGACATTGCAACAAAAATTGGTACAGAGTTTGAGCTTAATCACTTATTAAATATGATTAATACACGTATGAATAATGGTAAATGTAATATCTTTACCTCAAATCTTGGTAAAAAAGAGTTGACAAATGCATTAGGAGAACGTCTGGCAAGTCGAATTTGTAATAAGTCAATTGATATTGAATTACACGGACAAGACAAGCGTTATCTGGATTTAATGAGCACAGTAGAGGGAGAATAATATGTCAGCACAAGTACAAATTATCAACAAAGTATTACAAACAAGAGATTATTCATTAATCGAAAAAAACAATATATCTGAAGACTTCTTCTTTACATACAAAGCAGAGTTTAATTATATTAAGAACCATTATAAACAATATCAAGTGGTTCCTGATAAATTCACCTTCTTAAATGTATTCCCAGATTGGGATATCATAGAAGTCAATGAACCTGACTCTTATTTATTAGAGCAGCTTCAAAAAGAATATGCTATTGCAGCAATTGCAACTGGATTCAATAATGCAAAAGGTGCTGTAGAGTCCAATAATGTAGATGCTGCTATTGAAGTTTTAAAAAAGACAACTGATGGCATTAAGGTCAAGGCTGCAATGACTTGTACAAGCTTAAAAGGTGATTTAAGCCGTTATGACCGTTATCTTGATAGAGTAACAAATCACGACAATTATTATATTTCAACAGGCTTTAAAGAGCTTGATGATATTATTGGCGGCATTGATATTGAAAATGAAAATATGGTCATTGCTGCTAGAACTGGCGTAGGTAAAACTTGGACATTGCTTGCAATGGCTGCAGCTGGAGCAAGAGAAGGAAAAACGGTTGGTATCTATTCTGGTGAAATGACCGCTGATAAGGTCTTCTATCGTATTGATACCTTATTAGGCAATATTAATAACACAGTTATTACCCGTGGCACAGATGCTTCAGCACAACGTCAATACAAACAATATTTAGAGAATATTGACACTTACTGTCCAGGAGACATTAAGGTTATTACACCTAATGATATTAATGGTCCAGCAACTGTCGATGCCATTCAAGCTTTCATTGAAAAAGAAGGCATTGAAGAAATGCTCATCGACCAATACTCATTACTTGAAGATACTAGCCATGCAAAAGCTGGTTGGGAAAGAGTTGGAAACATTTCCAAAGCTGTAAAGAACCTTCAAGTTATGAAGCGTATCCCAATTATCTCTGTTTCTCAAATGAACAGAGATAAAAATGAAGATGGTACTCAAGATACTACACAAATCGGCTTGGCTGATCGTATTGGCCAAGACGCAACTACAATCATCATGCTCGAAAGAAAAATCGTGTATGAAGATGAAAAGGAAAAGACAAGAATTAAAGATGATAAGCTCATCTTAAATGTTGTCAAATCAAGAGATGGCGGCACTGGTAAGCTAGAATATCATGCCGACTTCAATAATGGTAGATTTGTCTACCTTGACCCAAAAGCTACGGTTGATGCTTCTTACTATGAAACACCAACAACGGGCTCCAGTGGGTCCGGAAACAACGTTTTTTAGGAGATTAAATGAGGCAGTTAATTGTAGATAACTATGTTATAGATAAACCAATCATAGAAATCTTAAACAGACTTAGACTTACACTTAACAATGGCAAATTAAAAGACATCGAAGTAAAGACAGATAATATATTAGTTACCTGTCCGGTGCATGATAATGGCCGTGAGTCAACGCCTGCTTGTAATATCTATATTGGAAGTGATTCTAAAATTCCATATGGTTATTTTAACTGCTTTGTTTGCGGTTCTAAAGGACCATTCCTAAAATTTGTAGCTGAGTGCTTTAACTCTTCTACAGATTATGCTAAAGACTGGCTATTAAAAACTTTCGGTGGAGAGCTTGTTGAAAAATCAGCTTTCATGGGAGATGATATTAAAATAGTCCAGCCAAGAAAGAAAACCCATAGAATTGATCCAAGTATCTTAGAATCATTTCAAAAGTGGACTCCATATTTAGGAAAAAGAAAACTTTCACGAGAGATTTGCGAGCTTTTTAAGGTAAGATATGACCCTAAGTATCGTCAAGTTATCTTTCCAGCCTATGATATTAAAGGCAATCTCGTAATGTTGACTAAGCGTTCTATAGATACAAAGACATTCTATTTGGATAAAGATGTTGAAAAACCTGTTTACTGTTTAGATTATGTTATGAAAAATAATTATCAAACGGTATTGATTACAGAAGGACCATTCGATTGCTTAACCGGATGGGAATATGGGTTTCCAACAATTGCAACATTTGGTAAAATTTCAGACTATCAAATCGAGCAAATCAACAAATCTTGCATAAATATTATTTATGCCGCATTCGATAATGATGCTGCAGGACAATCCTTTACAAAAACTTTGAAAGAGAAGCTAACAAAGAGGATTATGATTATCGAAACGAAGTTTCCTGCCAATAAAAAAGATATTAACGACCTAACTAAGGAAGAACTAGTAGATATGCTGAAGTCTGCTAGCAATTCCTAAGGTGAAGCGTCGTATAATATAAACGTGAGTGACATCACACGATACAATCAAAATATAAAGGAGAAAAATACTAAACATGTCACAATTCAATTATTCTGATTACCAAAATGTCGTTAACAGAGCTCAATCTGCTCCTGCTAACAACGCCGTGAAAGTCGGTTTCTTCAAACTTAAGAATGACAAAGACGAAGCTCTTGTCCGTCTTAACGTTACCACCCTTGATGAACTTCAATTTGCTACTGTTCACCAATTAGGTGCTGCTCAAAAATGGATGAAAATCAGCTGTTTAAATCCTGTTGGAAACTATGCTGATTCCTGCCCACTTTGTAAGAAAGTCGCTGATGGCGATACCTCTATTGGCAAAGCTGCTAAAAAGGTTTACGTCCAAATGTTAGTTTCTTATAAAGATGCTACAACCGGTCAATTCTCAGAAGCTATCCCAGTCATTTGGGAACGTCCAGCTGGCTTCTCCCGTGAAATTGCCAATCTTTTAAGAGATTATGGTGATCTCAAAGCCCATGTCTTCAAAGTTACCCGTAATGGTGCTTCTGGAAGCATGCAAACCACTTATTCTATCGCTTATATCCCACTTTTCGATAAGCCAGAAACAGTTCCAACTGATTTCAGCGCATTCGCAAACTTCAAGATTAATAAGCATAGCTATTGGGAAAAGACCCTCGAAGAAATCGAAACATTCTTAGCTACTGGTTCATTCCCAGAAGTAGAAAAGGTTAGCACTACTGCTACCCCAGCCGCTGTTGCTGAAGCTACTACAGTCAAAGCAACTCCAGCCGCTGCTACACCAGCTCCTGCTGTTACTCCAGCTGCTGCTCCAGCTACTGCACCTGCAGAAGCTCCTGCATCTGAAGAACCAGCACCAGCTCCTGCTACTGACCCAGCAGCTCGCCCAGCTAGAAACTTCGGCGGTTTCTCATTTTAATTAAATAAATAATCATCAAAACATTTGGAGGCATTTATGGAAGGACTTTTTGGAACAGACTTTGAAATCGATATTACCAAGACCAAAGCAGACGTTAAGAAGTTAGCTAAGAAATTAGCTCTCGAAAAAGCGGCTGAAGAGGACCCGGAAAAGTTTTTGAAGTCCAAAAAGCTCACGATCCATGAACGTCTTGCGATTATTAACGAAAGAGTCATCAAGACGTTAGGATCACAACGAGCTAATACAGTTGTCATCAAAACTCTTGATGACTTTTCTGCTTACATCGATGCAGCAATTGCCGCTGGCAGAATTGACATCGATACTGAAACTAATAACACAACAGACCCAGTTAATAGCAAAATGGCTGGTCTCTGTTTGTATACACCAGGTCAAAAGCAAGCATATATTCCATTAAATCACGTTGATGTTAACACGGGAATTAGATTGCCTTGGCAACTAACAGAAGAAGATTGTAGAAAACAACTTCAAAGAGTTTTAGACTCAAAAATAAAAATCATCATGCATAACGGCAAGTTCGACTTTGAAGTTATTAAGGTCACTTGCGGTATTGAGGTTCCACCAGATTGGGACACAATTATCGGTGCAAGACTTATTGATGAAAATCTTTATAGTGATAAGCGCACAAGCTTAAAATATATGTATGTCACTTTAATTGATCCACGTCAAGCTAAGTATGATATTGAAGGCTTATTTGAGAATGTTCCATACATTTATGTAGACCCAGATATCTTTGCATTATACGCCGCTACTGACTCAATGATGACAGATAAGATTTATCTTTGGGAACAACCATTCTTTGAAGGCGAAGAAAACAAGAAACTTAATTGGTTAGCCAATGAAATTGAAATGCCAATCGTTACTACAACTGCAAAAATGGAATTACGCGGTGTTTGTATTGACCAAACTTTTGGCGAAAGACTAAAAGTAAAATATAATCAACAACTAACTGATATTGATGCAGCTATTGCAGCTGAATTAGAGAGCTTAAAGACTCGTATTGATGAATGGAGACTTACTCCAGAAGCTAATGAAAAGACTAAGATGTATGTTCCAAAGAAATCTAAGATGAGCTTAGAGAAAATTGAGGAAACTTATAATCTTATCGATAAAGATGGCAACAGATATAAAGAGACAAAGCCTAAGACAGAACAACTAGCTGACCCAATCAACTTAGCTTCTCCAGTTCAACTTGCTATTTTATTCTATGACATTCTTAAATGTCCAGTAGTTAATAAAGATAAGCCAAGAGCAACGGGTGAAGATGAATTAGTTGCTATCCATGAAAAGATGCCAGACTTAAAAATCTGTAGCTTACTATTAGATCGTCGTGGCATCGTTAAATTAATTACAACTTATATTGATGTTATTCCAGATTTATCCAAACGCTGGGCTGATGGTCGTATCAGATTTAGATTAAATTCTATGGGAACTGATACAGGTCGTTATTCTTCTGGCGGTAAATGGAAATATCTTGACGAAAATAATAATGCCGTTGAGATTTCTGGTATTAACATTCAAAATATTCCATCACACAACCCAGAAATTCGTATGCTTTTTAAAGCAAGAGTAGACGAAGAAAATATTCAATTTGATACTGGCGTTTGTGTTGATGTAAAAGAAATTACAGAGCTAGAAACTTCGCAAGGCTTTAAGTTCTGCAAAGACCTATTGCCTGAAGACGTCATCGTTTTTGAAGACGGCACTGTCACGAATATTGCATATTTAAAATATGATGCAACTAAAAAGCTTTATTCAATAGCTTTGAATGACAGCGGCTTAGTTAGAGCTCAAACAAGATATAAAATTATCGGTTCAGACTATTCAGCACAAGAACCAAGACTTACAGCTTTCGTTGCCCAAGACAAAGCAATGATTAATGCTTATCTTGAAGGTAAAGACCTATATGCAGTTATTGCTCAATCTGCCTTCAATAATAATTATGAAGACAACCTCGAATTCTATCCTGAGGGAACAGAAATCGAGGAAGATGGCAAAAAAATTATTTGTGGTAATAAAACAAATATGAATAAAGCTGGTAAGGAACGCCGTAAGGTTGGTAAGACCTTACAATTAGCGGCAACTTATGGCATGTCTGGTGCGACTGCTGGTGCCCGTATGGGTAAAACTAAAAAAGAAGGTGAAGCTCTTCTTGAAAGCTTCTTCAGTAAGTTCACTGGCGTTAGAGATACTATTGCTGAGTCTAAAGAATTCTTGAAAAAGAATGGTTATGTCGAAGACTGGGCTGGTCGTAGAAGACACTTGCCAGAGATTAATTTCCCAGCGGCAACAGCCAGATATAAAGAGTCAACCTTTGATGGCTTCAATCCAATTATTGGCTGTGAATCCATTGAAAAGACCGAAAAGAATGACCCAATTTTAGCTGATTGGGCCAGCAAAATCAAGATGAACACTCCAAATAAGGATGCTAATAAGATTGTTCAAGAAGCCTTTAAGGCAAATCCATCAGTTATTATTAGCCTTCATACTGGACAAGTTCACCAAGCTGAAAGACAATGCTTCAATGCTCGTATTCAAGGCGGTGCTGCTTCATTAACAAAGCTTGCTATGTTGAATATCGATCGTGACCCATTATTAAATGAACTTGATGCTCACTTAATTATTACGGTTCACGATGAAGTATTAGTCGAATGCCCTGCATTATATGCAGATGAAGTAGAGAAACGCCTACCTCAAATCATGATTGATACAGCCAAACCTTATATTAACGTCCCAATGAAATGTGACCCATACAATGTTACCCGTTGGTATTGTGATGAAGCTGCTGTAGCAATTAAAGAAGAATATAAAAAGCTTGAAAAGAAAGGCGTGCCTGCACAAATCGCGGCAGAACAAATCTGCAAGAATCACGTCGAGCTTGACGAGCAAGTCATATTAAACGTATTACACGGTAATACAGAAACATTAGAGTTTTAAGGAGAATAAAAATGCTTATTAAGACAAAAGAATTTCAGGACGTAGCCAATAAGATTTTAGTTGCTACAAGCCTTGACAAAAATGCTGGAAACTTAGAGATTAAAACCAAAGGTTCAGAGCTTTATTTAAACGTTACAAATAAAGAATTCTTCGTTTCCATTAAGTTCCAACTTGAGAAAGAGGAAGAATTCCATGCAACAGTTGATGCATCTTTATTCTTATCTCTAATTTCAGGTTTAACAACCGATACCTTCAACCTTGGTATTAAAGATAATGCCATTACTGTCACAAGTGGTAAGAGCAGTTATAAGATTGCCATGATTTATGACAATGACAAGCTTATGACCCTTCCTCCAATCACTATTATGAATAAGACTGTTGAAATGGATATCTCTAAAGATATTCTTGATAGTATCTTAAATGTTAATAGTAAAGAATTAGCCAAGGTCAAGGGTGTTGCAGATGTAAACGAGTTATTTGAGCTCTATTACATCGATGAAGAAGGTTGCTTTACCTTCAATACTGGTGCCTGCTTAAATGCTTTCAAACTTGAAAAGCCTGTTAAATTATTACTTAATGAACGTATTGTTAAGTTATTCAAGCTTTTCAAAGAAGATGTGCATTTCAGCTTAGGCCAAGATCCATTATCAAATGGAACAACTAGAACTAAGATGGTTTTAGAAACAGCCACAGTCTATCTTGCTGCCATCATTACTTGTGATGACTTATTAATCAGCAAGGTTCAAGGACCCTGTGCTGCTACAAAGAGATTTATTAATGAACCATATCCACATCATTTAGTTATCTCTTCAACATTATTAAAAGATGCTATTAGCAGATTACTCTTATTCGTTAAGAATAGCGCTGAAAAGCCAAATATGCGTTTTATTCCTATGACCATTACAGTTAATCCAGATGAATTAATTATCAAAGATGCTTCTGGTAATACTGAAACAGTCCCAATTGAAAATGGAAGCTTCGTTGATGGCGAATATGAAATGCCTGTTAATATCATCGACCTTAAATTAGTCGTCGACTCTTGTAAGAATGAGCACTTTACATTAAATTGCGGCAATAAGCGTTCTATCGTTATTAGCCGTGGAGCAATCAGTAACTTGATTCCAGAAGCAAGACCAAAGAAATAGTATGGGAAATACAAATCTAGGTAAAAAATTCGAGACAGTATTCAAGCAAGATTGAAAAGCCTGTTTTCCAGGTACCTTCTTGTATAGATTACCCGACCAGGTATCCGGATACAAAACAACCTCGCAAAACCCTTGCGATTTTCTCGGATTTAATAATGGATTACTTTGGATGCTCGAATGTAAAGAGACTAAAGAAGGCACAATTAACTTTGCAAAAATTCCTCAGTTAGCTCGATTAAAAGATTATATTGGGCTAACTGATGTCCAACCATATATTATCGTTTGGTTCAGCAAACACGACAAGGTAATTGCTTGCCATGCCAGCGAAGCATTGAAGATGCAGGCTGATGGAAAGAAGTCAATTAGCTTAAAGATGCTTGATGATAAATCGTATAATATAATAGACCTTCCGTCTGTTAAAAAGCGTGTATTTTTAGAGACGGATTACACATATTTATTACATAAAGTGAAAGGATAAAAACATTATGGATAAGAAATTAGAAGATGCTTTAGGTCGTGTCGAATTGACATATAAAGACCTCGTAGAAATTTCAAATGAAATGTTAAAACCTTTATTTGATCCAATTAATGAATTAGTTAGCGCCATCAATTCTCGTGTTAACGCTTTATCAATTGACCAAATCAGAGATTACATTCTTCAATTACAATTAAAGGCTTTCGAAATTGCAGAAACCAAAGAAAAAGCTGCTTTAAAAGCTGAATTAGCAGAAGCTATTCAAAAAGAACAATTCGCTATTAGCTTTAATGGTATGGATGGTTCTGCTGCAGTCAAAGATAAATTAGCCTTAGTTGCTACTTCTGCAGAAACAGTCTCTGAAACTTTATACAACTTAGTTGCTAACTTACTTAAAACTAAGTTAGATCAACTTCATCGTCTTGTTGATGCCCTTAAGTCTATCTTAATGAGCAGAATGCAAGAAACCAAGTTTATGAACGTTGGCGTAAGTGCTGATGTTTCTTCGCCAAGACCAGCTTGGCCAGAGGATAAATAATGGCAATTCAAAAAGCTTATAAAGCAATTGGCAAAGCTCGTCAACAAAAGATGAGAACAGCCATGAAAACGCAAGTTAGAAACAGCAAAGCGAAAAGTGAAAGACGTCGCAAAGCTTTACGTAAAAAAACTTGGGAATTTTAATAAGGAGATTTTATGGGAACATTAGCAGATTATGCAAAAAAGATTAATAAAGAGTTCAAAGATGATAATCTAATGATTATCTCTGATATTAAGCCTAACTATGATAGACTTCCAACCAACGCTCTTGGTTTAGACTATATTTTAGGCGGCGGCTTAGTTTTAGGTCGTTTATATGAATTCTCAGGTTTATTCCATTCAGGTAAAACCGGTGCAGCATGTGTTGTATTAGCTGCATATCAAAGAGCTTTCCCAGACAAGACTTGTGTATTCGTTGATACAGAACACTCATTAGACCTTAAATTCTGGGCCAGAATGACTGGTTTAGATTTATCTAAGCTATATTATGTCAACCCAAATGGCCAATCTGGTCAACAAGTCTTAGATATGATTGAAGAAATTCAACAAACTGACGATGTTGGCGCTATCGTTCTTGATAGCTTACCAGCATTAATCCCATCTGCGGTTCTTGAAAGTGACTTAACAAAAGATGCTGGTATGAGAGCTACAATGGCAAAACCTTTATATCCATTCTGCGCCAAAATGGCAGAAATGGTTGCTCAAAAGAATAATATCTTCATCATGATTAATCAAGTTCGTGATGGTGGTAAAACATTCACAGGCGTTCAATTATATAAAGAGCCTTGTGGTATGGCTCCAATGTTCTATTCATCAATTATCGTTAGATTTGGTACTAGAACATTCACTCTTGGCGATAATATGAATTATTATAAACAAGGTCAAGATGCTGGTGAAGGAGCTGACGGTTTCCGTTTAGTATTCAAAATTGTTAAGAACAAATGTGGTTCTTGTGCTCGTGGCGGCGGATTCCTAACATTCCGTTATGCTACAGGCCTTGACTGGATTAATGACCTTCTTGAAATTGCTGAAAACTTCAATTTTATTCAAAAGTCAGGTTCTTGGAGAACTTTAATTGACTTAGAAACTGGTGAAGCCTATACAGATGAAGAAGGCAAAGTCTTAAAAGGATATATGAAGGATTTAGTTGCTTATATTAAAGGCAATATTCCATTCCAAAACAAATATTTGGAAATGTTAAACAAATATATCTCAAAAGATGATACAGTCTCATACGGTGATTTATTAGATGAAAGAGTCAATGCTGAAATTGCGGCTCAACAAGCATCTGTAGATACACAATATGATAATCCACGTCCAACCACCGAGGGTGGTGCTGAATAATGCCAGTTGGTGTTAGAGAACGTGTAAAAGAAGACGGCTCTGGAAAGAAACCAACCCGTTATTATAGTAAGAAACAAGAAACAGCAATTGCAGCCGCTACAAATGGCCAAAGGACCCCAAATAGTGGCGCAACTGCTTGGTCTAAAGGTGATGTTCTAACAGACCAATTCTTGTTAGAAGCTAAAACAAAAACAACTAGTTCTGAAACGATTACAATCAGAAAAGACTGGTTTCAAAAGAACAGAGAAGAGGCTGCGTTTATGGGAAAACATTACTCAGCGCTAGTCTTCAACTTCGGCCCCGGAGAAGAAAATCATTACATTATTGATGAGGATCTCTTCCAAGTATTATTAGAATATTTAAACGATAAAACCGAACGATAAAGTTAAAATTCTAAAAATTAAGGGCCAAATCAATGGCCCTTTGTTGTATAATATTAAAGAGGTATTTATGCGAGAATATGTAAAACAGCAATTAGCAAAATGTGCTTATGCAAACTTAAATCATTATGATGAAGCCACAAATACCTTCATTATTCCTAAATATACAAAGCCTAAATATGATTTAGGCAAAATGTATTTAATTCAAATACCTGCAATTATGGTTAATAATCCAACTTCAGTATTGGCATGTAATTGGAACAATTCTACATCCCCAAAATCAAGTTATCTTAAAATATATGTCTCAAAGACAGCTGGTAAAATGATTTATGTAGATAGTATTGGCTACGACATGGAAAATCGTCAAGATTTATCTATTATGTGGTCTGGTTGGTTACCAATTGATGAAATAACCCAAATTGCAACACTTTAAGGAGATTACTATGAGTCAAACATTAGCAACTAAATATCGTCCAAGTACATTTGAAGATGTATGCGGTCAAAGTATTACAGTTAAAATCTTACAAAATGTCTTAAAGAATAGAACCTTTAAGCATACTTATTTATTTGCTGGCGATTCCGGTTGTGGCAAAACCACTCTTGCTCGTTGCTTTGCTAAGGCAATCAATGGCGGTGTTGGTGATCCGATTGAAATCGATGCAGCTTCAAATAATGGTGTAGATAATGTTAGACATATCGTTGAAATGGCATCTCAAAGAGCATTAGATGGTGAATATAAGATTTATATTATCGATGAATGCCATGCTATTACAAGTGATGGTTGGAAAGCCTTCTTAAAGGGTATTGAAGAACCACCAGAATATACAATTTTTATGTTCTGCACAACAGAGCCAAATAAGCTTCCACAAGCTATTTTAAATCGTTTACAAAGATATAATATCACCAAGATTGACCCAAATACAATTAAGGAAAGATTACTTTACATTTGTAAACAAGAAGGTTTCACAAATTATGAAAATACTTGTGATTTGATTAGTAAAACAGCTCATGGTTGTATGCGTGATGCTATCATGCAATTAGACCAATGTGCAGATTTTTCTACAGACCTTTCTTTAGCTAATGCTAAGCAAGTCTTAACTGGTGTTTCTTATGAAAACATGTTTAATCTTACTTGGGCACTCCAAGATAAGAATGAAGGAAAAGTATTAGAAGTCCTTGATACTTTATATAATAATGGCAATGACCTCAAAAACTTCATTGAAGTCTATTTAGAGTTCATTTTAGATTTAACTAAGTATATTTTATTCAAAAATGTGCAATTAACTTCAATTCCTGAATATTTAGCAACTACAGAAAACCCAGTTGTCCAACAAACAATTAATATTGAGGACAATTTGACCTGGTTTAAAAACTTAGTTGACGTTTTACTTAGACTTAAACTTGAAATTAAATATGATGCTTCTTATAAATCTACTATTGAAGCATTCTTATTGAGGGTTTGCAGATAATGGATGCTGTTATCGGACAAGAAAAATTAGTTAAAACGTTGGAGAGCTATACTCTTCAGACTTTGCCAAAAGCAATGTTCTTTTTAGGACCTTCTGGCTGTGGCAAGGGTTGGATAGCTGCACGTTTAGCAGAGTCTCTTGGTTTAGATCGAGAGTGTATTTATGCTGATACCCCAACAGAAAAACTCATGGAATATTATCAATGTCCTATCCCAAAGATGTATATTATCTGTCTTACGGATATTGATGAAAAGCATCAAAATAGGTTTTTGAAATTTATTGAAGAACCGTCTTCAAATATGTTTGTTGTTGTAACAGCTGAATCAGAAATCGGAGTTTTACCAACTATTCTTAATCGTTGTAAAAAATTCAGATTTGAAAAATATACAAAAGAGCAACTACAAGAGCTTTCTTGGATGCTCAAAACTGATGATGAGTTAATTTATGAGCTTTGTCCAACACCTGGTCAATTGCTTGAAATTAATGCCGAAAGTTTGAAGCCTGCTTATGACCTTTGTGAAACTATTGTTACAAAAGCCAAAGCTGCAACGTTTCCAAATATCATTAAGATTAGTACAAAGATTAATTGCAAGGATAATTATGAGAAAATTGATTTCGAGCTTTTCTTTAAAATGTTAGCTTATGTTGCATTTAAACACTATAAAGAAAACAATGATGAA